CTATTATATAAATATTATCTTTTGTGGTATCAAGTGTTTTACCACTTGCTCCTGTTCCGTCTAATTTATCCAGATTCCAATTTGATTGATTAACCACATTATCAACGACACTCCCGGAAGTTTTTGTACGTCTGACAACTTTTAAATCAGAAGCGTCTTGCTCAAAAAACAAACCATTGTCATCATCAAATATTCCTGCTTGCTGTTTCACATTTGCTTTTTTCGCGCCAAACGTTACAGTGAAAGCGACAAAATTACTTTTCTGAGGCTGATATCTTAAATATCTTTTTGTTTGGAAAATAGCCTCATCATTATTCACCGTCCCCCCAGTAGTTAGCCGTACTTCTGACGTATTGGCTTGATGGGATACCGCACCATTCCCCGTGTTATCTTGTTCCCAAAATAACGGGTTAAGATTGTAATTAAACTGACTATCAAACGTGTTGAAAGAGTTACTAACTCTCAATCTTCCAGAAGCATCTTTAATGCCTGTGTCTTGCAAATCTATATCTACATCTTTTATGTATGCCATTAAAATATTCTCCAATCACTAACACCATCACTGTAAACTGAGATAGAAGATAATCCTTTAAATGTTGCGTCTGTCTCACCATCAATAGTATCTGCCCCTGTAGTGTCTACTATTATATCCCTATCATCATCAATATCCTTTATTACAAATACTGTCCCGCCTCCAGAATCAGAAGCATCCGGCAATGTCACTGTCACCTCATCTCCTGCCGAGGCAGTAGAGACTTCTATAAAATAATCTGTTAATAATATTGCATAAGTTGTTGTTGTCACTACCGTCACATTGTGACGTACACCTTGAGTTAGGTACACACTGGAATCAAAGTCAAACCTTTTTTCATCCTCTTGAAAAGTGATCACGCCATCATTATTCTCACCGTCAAAAGTGAGGGTGTAATCAATCCCAGACTCACCAGTACCTATTATCACATTGCCAGCTACTTGTAACTTATCGCCGGGGTTGATTGTACCTATCCCTACCCTATCGTTATCACCTGTAACCACTAAAGCATTGTTATTACCAACAATAAAATCATCTCCGGCGTCAGTTCCTAAAATCACGGATATTGATGTTCCTGAATCCGATGATATTGTATCAAGCGCGATATCTCCCACATTTGTGAGATTAAAATCATTTATACTTATTCCAGCCCCAGGCGTACTCTCTTTAATCGAATCCGTAAAAATGTCACCCTCAACCTCCAGATCATTCTGAATACCTAAGTCAGCCCCGGCGCTACCTGTATCACAAACAAGATTATGAAAAATATTATTATTAGTCTGCCAGTATCCGACTGTTACAAAATTAGTATCAGCAGGTGCAGGGCCAGCAATAAGCATGGAACGAGAGTTGTAAGTGGCATTTCCAACCCCTGACTTAGGGATTGCAAACCGGCACGTATTCCCACCAGACTCAGTGAAAATATGTTCAACCTGACTAGTTACTGGACCGCCGATATTTCTATACAGAATAGCGCCATCCAGGTCAATATTCCCGGTCTTGAATGAAGTCCTTCCAATGGCGCTATTGCCAATTCTAATCATCCCATAACTGGGGGCGCCATTCCCAATTAGGAGGTCATAATTTGTAAGACCGCCATCTCCATACTTGTTGAATGTCCAAGTCCCGGTTATTTCTTCTGTCTGCGCAAGGCCACCATAGACAGCTCCATGATCATCATCGTCCAATCCTCCGATAGAACCATGATCTATACTGCCTTCCGAAAAGTGAATTGAGTTGTCAGCAATATGAGTATCTACCTGAACATGCGTGTTTGTGCCGATATTACTCAAACCGGTGTGGTCTGTAGTACCTCCCACTTGTGCCAAAGTCACTGAATGGGGGTTTGTCACATCGTTAATATGGTTGCCTATATTATCAAAAGTCTTTTTGGTAGGGCCTGCATAGATTTTGTATATTTTGTTAGGTAAATTTTTATCTGTTGCGGTTGTTTCTTCCTGGGCCCGATCAATTGTGAAAATGTCACCTGTTCTGTCTGTGCATCTTGCAATTTCAATATTGGGATCATCATCAGGATCATCGGTAGGGTTCGGAAAATCCGTATAATTGTACCACATAAAGTTAAAGTTTTTGGTTGGAAATTTACTTCCTTTCCCGGTCTCTACCTCAATGACGGTTGCGGAGGCATCATACCCTTGACTAACAACACATACAGCGAAATTAGTTGCCGGGTCCAGTCCTGATCCTGTAAATAAATCTTCTGCTCTCCAGGTAAGCCCTGTGTTATTGGGTCCATCATCTCCCGTACCATTATTATTATTACCGGATGCATCCCTAACAGTGTCACCGTCAGCACTTGTTCCGGCTGGCTGGTCATCCATAGGGTAATAAGCTATAAGATTAGATGGTTGTATAGATAAAGGTTTATCTGGTGTATTGGAATTAAATAGCTCATACATTTCAGATGGAGTTAATCCGGCATTCCAAACTGTAGGTTCAGCGATTTGGCCGCCAAGAAAATTACTCATTGGTCCTGCTTGGGATTTACTTGCCCCTATTATAAGGTCTGTATTATTTATACGAAAGCCAAAAGATGCCAACGCTATTTTTAACGTGCCATTGAGATATATAAATATATTTGTACCGTCAAAGCCGCCTGCTACAAAATTCCAACCGGTCGTCGAATATGTTGCGTCAGATGTTATTATATCGTCATTGCCGAATCCTGGAGTATTAGACATAATCCAAACAACATTCGCACCAGATGATGACGTTCTAAGCGTCCATCCTTCGTCAATATTATTGTGATGCTTTGTAAGCATTGTTTGAATATCTGTAGCGCCAGTTTTAAACCAGCAAGAAGCTGTAATAAAATCAGAAAAATCAAAACTGGGATTATCAGGAATGCTTACGTTATCATCAATACCATCAAACTCTAATGCATTACTCATTTATTACTCTCTTTTTGTTCCAGTTCCCCTTCTTTTGCATCTCTTGCACCTACAATCTTGCCGTCATCATCATACACAGCCACACGCGCGGCTTTCCCGTCTATCGAAACGCCGACATTAATATTTTGTGATTTTTCTTTTCCTTTCTTTTCTTTCTCCTCGGATGCAGGAACAGGACTAACGGTACTTCTTTTTTCTGCATTTCTCTTATTTTGAAACTCTGCCAACATCTTAACTTTGCGTTCCATCTCGGCATTGGTCCTGTTGCTTCTTTCAGTTGTAATCTTTTCTTGCACCAACTGTGCTTCATTCATCTTAATTGCGGTATGGGCGGCCTTATCTTCTATCTCCATTCGAGACAATTCAGATCCCGGGCCTGAAACCACTTCGGCTTCTTCTTCAGGGCCTCCACCCTCACGGACGCCCGTAGCAGTCTCTCCCTGTATCTTTCCTGCTTCAGCCATTAATTTTTCAACCTCAGCCATTAATTTTTCCAGCTCTCCTTTTGCCGTTGATAACTCCATATCCTGCATTTCCTTCTGCATGGGATTTTCAGTCAGCGCTTTTATCTCATCATCAGTCAGAACTACCCTCTCAGGATCAATGTCCAGGGCTATAGCAATCTCCCGGAGTATTTCAGTACGTTTCGTAAGAGTGGCGTCTTTTGGATTATTTGTCAGATTGTAGAAGCTCATTATATTCCTTGCTCTGGCTTCCTTTGCTACATAGGAGGCTGTGCCCAATGCTCTTACATTCATGTCCCCTTTAATGTCATCGTCTTCAGACCATTTCATTAGCCAGTTGTACAGAGATGTAATAAGCACCGTAATGAAATAATCATCAATATTAACAATTACGCCTTTTGATACGTTAGTAGCTTCTTGCAGCATCATAGACATGCCTGACGCTGTGCTGGTCATGTCACTGCCCTTCCATACAGATTCGCCCTGGGTAATCGCGGGTATGTTGGACTCTTCATCAATGATCCGGCGCAACATCTCAATAACTCTGAGAAATTGACCAACGTTTGACCGAGGATAAGAAAATCTTATCATCGGTTCAGAATTGTCCATCCCACTTCTGAACCATATTTTCCCAGGCTCCAACCCTTTCATTTTCAAAACTGACAGTAATTGCGACTCATGGATCAGATCAACATTAATTTCCACTTGTGGCAATGCTGACTGTCCCACATTGTCCATCAGGCTTCGGAACATCGAGTTCATTAATTTTGCTGATTGTTCCATTTTTTTTGGCACTCCGTCACCCCATATGGTGCCTGTCACTTTTTCATAGGGGAATAACGCATATGGTATATAGGAAGGCTCCAGCTTGTTAAATTTCGTGCAGATTATTTCCTGATCGACCGTCCAGATATTGGCTTGATACTCAATCCCTCGCATGTCCTCTGGTATGTCCATACCGGACTGATATAACATATCCCCATCAACATATCCCCAATACTCTAACACTTCATACCGGTCCATATTGTCGCCATGTGCTGAGGTATATCTGTCTGTGATGTTGTCAATGAATGTTTCATACCATTCCTTGGTATAGTTCCCATTTTGGTTGTTTTTGATGACTCTCTCGATTACCTCAGAATCAAACTCCCGATAGTCTTTCATGTCACGGAGTTCTTTTCTTGTCATTCTGTGGCGCTCAAATACGCCGGTTGCTGATTCTATGGTCTCAGCGTCCGGGTCAGGGTATAGATAGAAAATTGACACAAACCGGATGCCAGGGTCAGACTTTTCTGTCCGTTGTAATCCCCATGACTCCGTTACAGTTTCTTCCCCTGTCTTGGGATCAATAGCGGTTTCCTCTTTTTTTCCCCATTTTTCTACAATTTTGATATCCAACGTGGCGGTTTTTACTGCTCCTGTACCAAAAGTCACGAGTTCGTGTAATGCATTTTTGAACAGTTTCGCGTATTTTGCCTCCATTAACAGGTCCTCAATCTTTTTCTCCATGCCCGTATTGGCTTTCTCCGCTTCGTTCTGTATGGCTGTTTTAACCATTTTCTGCATTTCTTCCATTGCATCTTCAGGGATAGGTTTCCCGGAATCCATTATTTTCTGGAGTTCCTCCAATGCTTCCGGGGGGATATATTTCATTATGTTTTTATCCTCCAGGTTTACTATCTCAGGTACAGGTGTGGGACTAATTGACCAGTTCTTCTTATTCGGGCCTGGGAATATGAGACTATATAGTTTTGCAATTGCTGATGTGACCTTATACCTCGTAACTCCAACATATGTAGTACAGGCAAACGGCCCCTTTGCTTGTATTACCGATAATTCTTGGGATGTATACCTGCTATTTGCCGCATGTAGGTCGTTCATCCACTGATTTTCTTTGGCTTGACGCGCGTCTTTCCAGGTTTGATATTTTGAATATAGATGCCGACCCAATTGAGTATACGGACTGACCTCTAAATTTTCCTGTCCAGATTCATATTCAGAGTCTCTTATCTCTTTATTTTCCTGCTCTTGGTCTTTAATCGGTGTTCTTAACATTGCTTGTTTTCCTTCTAAAGTCTTCAGCTATTTTCCTGCATACTTCGTCTATTATTTTCCTGCACATTTTGTCTATAATCTCTTGGTAGTGGTTTTTGTAGAACATAGGACTGCGGGAATTGTTCAGAGGAAGATTAAAAATCCCTCCATACCTTTCACCGGCCCATTTCCAGTCAAAACGGATTTGAACAATTCCCGCCATAACAGAGTATATTGTAACGGATGGGGCAGACATCTCATTGCTTGTCGCTTTGCCCAACTGATCAATGAACTCTGTTTGAATATCTTCCAGAACCCTGCCAATATTGGATAGTGCTATGATTTTATTTTCTTCAGTCATTCTTGGAGGTCCTCCGTTCCTGGATCGATTGTATTTATTTTTTTGATAAACCCTTTAATAATCTTTTTGCAAATTGCCTCTATGTAAATTTGATAATTGTCGGGCGATAGATAATTCCCTTGCAAAGGTTTCCATGCCCTTTTCGCACATATCTTTCATCTCGAAAGACTTTTTATGGCTCATGTACTCAGATGCACGCCGCTTAATGAACGCTTCCATTTTCATCTTCTTTTCAGGTGTAGGGGGAACAGGGTCAGGCATGGGGTCAGACTTCTCAGTGAGGAGAGGCCCAAACACTTCTTTATAAAACTTAATGCGCCAGTCTTGTCGGACATCTTGATTCTTGCGGATGGGGTCAGATTTCTCAGAGAGCTTTTCTTCTTCCCATCCAAAAAAAGAAGGGTCAAGGTGGGGATTAAAGCGCCAGTGCCAACACTGCTTGTCCTCTTTCTCTCCTCTGTCCATTCCAACAGCCCTAAACAATTTATCCTCATCTCTCTTTCTTTCTCGGCAGAGGAATTCTTCCATCTTCTTTCTGATCTCTCGGCAGAGGTTTTCTATCTTTCTTAGTGTTATTTGAGGGGCTGGATCATTAGACAGAAACCCCTCGGTTAATATTATTGGAGGATATTTAACGCCATTTCTCTTGTCAGTTACTGTGGCCAAATAGCATGATTGTAAAAAAGTATGGCTCTTTTTAAGGTATTCTATTTCACAATCAAAATTATTTTTCTTTAGGCCAGTCAATCTCTCTATTTTTTTTAAAAGTGTATTTTCCAGCATGGTTATTATGTGGGGTATTGAGGAGCCAGCGTCCCAGTACGGGTCTTCAGGCGGTTTTTTTGCACTCATGTCATGGCAGGCCCATTCTAAACCGGCCATCTTTTCAGTTATTATAAATGAATCTGACATCACATGATAACTTAATATTGGGTACTCTTGACCATCTCTCTTATCAGTGATTGTGATTTGGTGCAGACACATACTTGAGGTAGGAGGATGTAGCGTCTTTTCCTCATACGAAAAACAATATAACCCGACTGCTTTTTTAATTTCGCCACAAATAAACTTTTCCCTTTCGGCTCCAATACCCATTTTATTTATAAATGCTTCCATAGACTCATCCATTTTTTTATCTCCTTCAATCTAAATAATATTTTATCTCGTGTCAGAACGGCTAGGGAGGAAAAAAGCCGACACGACACTTTCCCTGTCAGCTCCGCTGCGGGTTTCCTCAGAACTAATTTATATTTTTGCAATGGTTTCCAAGGACGTGAAAATAACCGGTCCTTCCATGAGCGTTTGATGGAGAACGAGTGAGCTAAAAACGATGGAGTGCAAAGCTTTTCAAGAATTTTAATGTTCCATTTTTCTATTGTCAGACTCTCCATGTATTGTCTCCATTGGCCCCATTGGCCCCATCATTACTATTTTGGCGTTGATAGCGAATGAGTTTTTTGATAGTTTTCATCCCCTCGCCCTCCTGTTTTTTGGGTCAGTCAACACCATTTCCAGAGCGATAGCCAGTGACATGACCCTATCATCATAACAATTTGGTTTTGCACCGAAAATGCTTCTATCTCCGTCTGCCTCTGCTGCATCCAGGATAGCATAATCATCCAGTTCCCGGACAGTATCAGCACACACAATCCCAGAATTGCCGTCCCTCAACACACCATTGAGCTGATTGATGATCCTCATTTTTGAGGTGGCAGTAGTCAGCCATCCATATTTTTTGACTTTCCGGCCTTCAGGACCGTCAATCTGCTCTCTCAGGTATAGGCGTGGGTACTTGAGTCTCTTGAGCGTTGAAATGGTTGAGTGTCCGTGGTTGTTTACCTCCACTCCCATCACTGATCGGTTGTAGAACATGCCCAGAGAAAAAAGCACCTCTCCCCACAAGTCCGGGTCAATGTGTCCATGCCATTGAGCCACTTGTGCGCCTGTAGGGATTGACAGCACATTCGCACACGAATAATCCCCCTTTTTGAGCCCCTCAGCCACATCAACGCCGATAACATAGTTTTTCCCGACTCTTGGCCTATCCCAAATCCGCAACCTGCCCCCTGGATTTTGCAGGACTTTCCCACCCATCACTTCGGCTCTTTCTTTTGGGGAGTAGCATTCTCGTTCAGCCGCCCGAATATAGGCAATAGGAAATACCCGTGATCCTGAGAATAAAAACGCCTCTGTGTCCGTTGCCGGATACCACTGCTTGAAATATTCCTCTTTTGTGTATCCTATCGGCGGCACAAGGTCTGCTATTTTCCAGCGCCTCCACGCTATCTGCTCGATGGTCACAACATCGTTTGTGAGGGTTTTTTGTAGCAACAGGTCTTTTTCTTCCTCTGTCAGGGTTGCCAGTATTTTTTTTCGGTCGTACTCGTTGATTTCTTTTTTGTATTCCTGGTGGAAATACCAGGGGATGAAAATATTGATATATTCTGGCTCTTCTCCCTGCTTCCCTTCGGCCTCATACTCTCTCCATTTTTTTTTGCAGCCCTCCCATTCGTGATGAAACCCATCCCCTGCACCGTTTGCAGTGGATTCTTTGATCACGCTCGTACCTAATACGCCAGGATGAGCAGAGGGAATTGACTCCAGGAAACCGGTAATAGTGGGGATGGTAGATGCCTGGAAATATGAGATCTCTGATAGGTGGGCCAGGTGTTTCGTAACCCCTTTGCCCCCCAGACCCTTGCACGTCATAATGTGGTATGTTGATCCGCTCTCAAAAATCAGGGCCTTTTTTGTTGTGTTTTTTGTGGCAGGCCTGAACTCTGGTGGACACTCACTATGATACCGTTTTGCCATTTCAAAAATATTGTCTCTCGACTGCTCGGCCTCGGTTATGATCATCACCTCAGTCCCGGGACTATTTGAAGCAATCTGGTAATATAGCCCCTCAATGAGTGTTGAAACTCCCATTTGCCGGGCTTTCAGGATGTTTGCGCGAATGTAGCCCTTGCGTTGATATTGCTCAATGAGTTGTTGCAGTGCGTATATCTGACAGTCGTTGAGTACAAACGGTTCAATATTTTTCCCTTTTGGTTTGATTTTCAAACAGGTTGCAGCATAATCTGAAAAATTGGCAGGATCAGAGAGGTGTAATCTGATATCCAGCTCTGCAATATCGGGGTCAGAATCAACAGGAATTGGCGATATCATGAGCAATCCCACCACAAAACAGGCAATAAGCACATTCATTCCCCACCTCTGACTTTTTTGATGGCCGCTTCTTTTGACATTCCGTCCCGGACATGCCCTTGCACCATAGCAAAAAAATCTTGACCTGATTTCCTGATTTCTTTGACATCGACAAAAGCCCCTATAGTTTTGCCTTGCAGCTCAATGGCCTTGAGCGCACTTGTGGCATCAAATTTGTATTCTCCGGTCGCCTCACCGTTTTTGTCCAGGACTGATTCAGCCTGCATACATCTGTTTTTGATTTTTTCCAGGTCCTGGATCACTGATATCTGTGTCACCTCTGTCTTTTTGGAGAGTTTTTCTTGTGCTTTTGCGATAGCCTCAGCGATATGAGGTATTGTTAATAATTTAGGCCCGATTTGGTTCGCTGTTTTTTTTGAATACCCCGCGCGGATAGATGCCTGTGTGGCATTCATATCAATCAGGAATTCGTTTTTAAATTTGGACTGTTGCGATGTTAATTTTTTCATTATTCCCTACCTCAATCAGACACCAACAATTACCAACTAAAACGGACAATTATTGTCACTATGTCTACAAATATATACTTAAGTGCCGTTAATTGTCAAGTGGTGACGTAAATTGGTAGTGCGTCAGTATGTTTGATTCATGTTAATTTTTCCCTCCACAATTGAGGGAACAATAATTAACATTGTCATGGAAGATTCTCTATCTCAAATTCCCCAGAAAAAACTTTAAAAAGAATAACACCCTAACTCATTGATTAAACGTGATTTAGAAATTAATTTAAAAAAGAGTAAAATAAATGCTTGACAAAGATACGCTTATGACCTACATTGTAGGTAGAGCAACAAGCGTATTATTTTTTAACTTTTTTGGAGGATTTGAAATGAAATATACCCTGGCATCAGAACAACCAGAAAAAACAAAAGACGGATTCTTAGCAAAACACTGGAAAACTAAAAAACAACAGGTAGACCTTGGGGACTCTGTGAGTGTTTTTCAAATACACAGAGATACGGGAAAAGTTTCAGAAATAGTCGGAACAATACTTGATGTCCGCGAGAATGGTGTGATATCGGAAACTCAAACACTCTGTTATCTTTTTCAGATGGAATTGAGCGAGCCATCCGTAAGTCAAGCAAGTTTTGGAAAAACAGTGATCTGGATTGCCACGGATCAAATAAAGAAACTAAACTAAAGGAGGAATGAGATGGAAACAGAAAAATATCAAATGACATTCTACTCCCCACGGGGCTATAACTCTGAGGGGTCGCATGTGTACGGCACTGTGGCTCAGATGGAAGTACTAGTGCAAATGGACAGGGATAGCCGATGCTCCTACCGGACACCAATACTCACATGTGCAACAAAAAAAGAGGCTATAGAAAAATGTGAACAAAGCCACGCCAGGTCCACGGAAGCTTACAAACAATTCGACATTATGAATCACCTGGATGTACGCCCTGTCACAGATTGGACCGAGAAAAAATTAAATTGGACAACTTTTTTGAAAGAATTGAAGAAAAAAAACACATTTGTGACACCGACACTAACGCATGACCGTGACGGGCATGTACTAACATATGATAATGGGGTTAAACGCCTGATCCGTTTTTCAGAATCCGGACTTAAACCGGGCGTCCCGTTTGCTGAGGGGACACATCAATATACTGCATTTGTGAAATATTTAAAAAAGTTGATAGGCATTGGCGTTGGAACAACATTTGCAATAGGGTATGGCGGACACCCGGTCGAATTGGAGGATTGAGAGATGAACTATTCAGATTTTCAAGAATACATGAAGGCCGGGTATGGTGTATGGCAATCATGGGCGGATCAATATGCGGATGAATTAGAAGATGAAAAGGAGGAAAAAAATGAAAGATAATTTTTTTGTAGAGCAGGTATCACACAACACATGGAATGGTGATGGATCGCCAATAATACTCAACACTATAGCGGGTGCGAGCAGTGCCCGGAAAACCATTCTGATGGCACTGAAAAAAACCCAATCCTGTGAGCATTGGAGGCTGTACGACAATGATGGCGACTCCATCCGGTATGACACGGCCCTGGACATCTACTCCGGCACCCACATGGCAGAGGATTTTGAAATCGAAAAAAAATGGAACCGGCTACTGCCAGCAGGGGAGCTGGAAAAACGTCAGGCTCTCCGGGAAAAACGTCAGGCGGTCGAGAAAAACATAGACGAGAGAAAAAACAAACAAATCCATGAGGAGGATTGAGAGATGGGCAAAAAAAAGATGGTTTCAGGAATAATCTACAAGGCAAAAAAAGGGCATATCTATGATCCTGATAACAAAAAATATGACTGTTTTTCTCCTGCCAGTTACGCTGACGGGTGTAAAAACATCGGTGATTGTTTGGTATGTGATGAAAAAGGCAACATGCACCCCGGATATGTCACACACCCGGTCCCGGTCCATGTTGATGTTTTAGGTAGCCCAGTGGGAACCTTTTTATGTGGGGATGACCCTATAGCTATAACAGCAACGCTATCAGAATTATGCATAATCCTCAACCTAATGGAAAAAATAGAAAAAGCACAGAATAGCAAAAACTATATTAAGGCACATAATTTGATAACTCAAATTACAAAAATTCTTGCATAAGTAACCCCATCCGAAGAGGGGCAACCATAACTGGATATGTGTAAACGCCTCGACAGCACACACATGACCACCACTGAAAGGATTATATCATGGACAAAGCGACATATTCACCAGAAGACAACAAATTGAGATTTTACCCTGCAAACCGCCTGAGTGCTGAAGATTACAACAGATTCAGGAAAGCGGGTTTTAAATGGGCGCCTGCACAAAAACTTTTTGTAGCGCCTATGTGGACACCTGGCCGAGAAAATTTATTACTCCAGTTTTGCGGAGATATCGGAGATGAGGACACCACCCTGGCTGAACGTGCAGAAGAGAGGGCCGGTCGGTTTGAGGGATACAGCGAAAAAAGGTTGTCCGAAGCACAGCAGACAAAAAAGCACGTTAAATCTATTACGAAACATATTCCATTCGGACAACCTATCCTTATTGGTCATCACAGCGAAAGGAAAGCCCGGAAAGACGCTGAAAAAATTGAAAACGGCCTGAGAAAGGCAGTCAGCTTATGGGAAACATCACAATACTGGGAAGACCGTGCAGCAGGAGCAATTGAACATGCCAAATATAAAGAGCTGCCAGGGGTCAGGGCCAGAAGGATTAAAAAAATTGAGGCTGAAAAACGCAAGGACGAAAGATCAAAGAAACACGCCTTAAAATGTATTGATCTATGGGGCACTCCTCCCTTGACAAAAACATGGGCGCTAAAAATAGCAAACACTGTTGATAATCATGGACATTATTGCTTTTCTTTGGCTGATTATCCCAGACCAGAAACCGCCTCTCAATATGAAGGCTCACAATGTTTGTGGTCGGCGCTTTCTGGAGAGATAATAACGCCTGAACAGGCAAAGGCTCTGTCAATTCCCCATAAACATAGAGTCATAGCATTATGTGATAGATGGATAAATCACTACAACAACCGGCTGACCTATGAAAAAGCCATGCTGGCAGCTCAGGGAGCCAGCGAATTAATAGCAAAAAAACCCAGGCCAAAACAGTTGCCACTGTGTAATTATCGGGCTTCCGAAGGGATACAGGTTGAAAATATGTATAACAGGGGATCATTTTCTTTATATCCTCAACGCGAAATGACAAAAGCGGACTACTCCCAAATCTACAGCGAACACAGAGGAACACGGCCCATTGAGGGCAGTCACCGCATTAAAACAGCGCTAATAAAATCATCTTTCTATTGTATTTTTTTGACTGATTCTAAGGTCCATGAAAAACCTGTAGCAGCGGCAAAAGAGAGTCCTGCTGAGGAACTCCCGGAAAAACTTCAGGCCATAACTGACAGTCCACAACCACAAGAAGACAGCGAAGGAGACGAATTTGAGGCCATGAAAGACACCTTAAAAGCAGGTGTGAAAATTTCCGTTGCTCCTCAACTGTTTCCAACACCTCCAAGCATCGCGGAAAACATGGTTGAATTGGCAGACATTGATAGCAACATGACGATTTTAGAACCAAGCGCTGGAACCGGCAATCTTATTGCTGCCATAGAAGAGACCGGGATTAAGACCGAAATAACAGCAGTGGAGATCAATCACTCTCTTTCTGAACAGTTACGGCAAAAGCATGAAAGCTGTGTGGTAGAAAATTCTGACTTCCTGGAATGTAACGGGAACCTTGGAAAATTTGACCGCATAATTATGAATCCTCCTTACAAGAATGGTGAAGATATCAAACATATTTTACATGCTAAGGAGTTTTTAAGGGAAGGGGGAAAGCTGGTGGCTTTATGCGCCAATGGTCCAAGACAACAAAAACTACTCCAGGCAATAGCTGACTACTGGGTAGCTTTGCCGCAGGGGTCTTTCGCTGAGTCAGGAACAAATGTCAATGTTGCTATGCTTGTCATTACTTAGGAGGGTTTGAAATGATACAAAATAAAAGAAAAAAGCATTGGCGACCTATGCACATTATTTGAATGCACAAATAAATTGAATGATGATGGAATATCTGAAGTCAGAGAGGCATTAATGGGTGAGCTTGAAAAGAAAGACCCTGTAGCATTTGACAGATGGATTACCAGTGATCCTGAGTCAGAGATGGATTACCCGTCAAAATTTTTTACAGCAACCAACATTAATAAGGAGGATTGAGAGATGGAAAAATGTTTATTTTGCGGGAAAATAATGACGTTCCTGTATAGCGAAAACGAACAGGACCATATGGAATGTCCTGACGGTCATGAAGAGTTAATTTTTTCTAAAAGAAAGGAAACAATGAAAATAAACAACGAAGGTATCAGGCTTTTAGCCAAATTGGAGAGAGAAATGGATGGAGGAGAGCAGCCGTATGTTATGTTTGACGGCGGCAGAGCGGCAGTAGAAAAAGAAGTAATGAAAGAATTATCCTTACAGCACGGACAAACTATTGATTCAACTATTTTCAGGAGGATTTTAGAATTACATAGAGAGAAATGGCTTGAATCAGCACAGAAAAAAATTGACCGGACAGAGCTTGAGCAGGTCAAGCCGTCAGATTTTAAAATTGATTAAAACGGGAGGTTGAAATGAAGAATCAGAAAGGGTGTACATCTATTAAATTAATGGGGTTTTTATTTATTGTACTTATTTTTGCAGGGACGGGATATGTGAAAAACATTATTAAATTGACACAATGTGATTTTGAAGCCCCATATAAGGCAGAAGTAATACATACGGCGGGTTTGCTCGTTCCCCCTGTCGAAATGATAGTAGGGTGGTTTAATCTCAATATTGGTAAATAACCGATTGAAAAGAAAGGAGAAGAAATGATTAAACTGACAACAGACCACCCCAGCAGTTCCTACGGCATACCTGTGTTTGTGGATGATGCCGGCGAAACTATGGGCTATGGGACCGGAATGAAAAAAGCCCGGAAACAACTCAAAATGAAAAAGCCAGCTTTTGCTGCAATGATGGGTGTGGCTACCTCCACAATTGACAACTGGGACCAGTCCAGGAACGGAGGTCCTCCAAACACAACCGCGTTGATATTGTTACAGAAATTTTTAGAGGAGAAGTTAAGGGTCACAAAATAGGCGATATTGTAGGTTAACCAAACAATTTTGGAGGATTGAGAGATGGAAAAATGTTTATTTTGCGGGAAAATAATGAAAAAAGTATATAGCGAAAACGAACAAAACTATATGGAGTGTCCTAATGATCATTACTTGGAAATTTTTTCTCCTGGGAACCACCTCAAGAAAGAACAAGCACTGAAGGAGGATTGAGAGATGGACCGAATCAACAAAATAGCGAAACTGTGTCGTGAGGGAAGCAGTGATGTATGCCTGACGGGAAGGTCTTTTTTTACAGGGAAGGACAATATTGAATATAAGTCGCACCTTGTGGTAGTCATTAACGGGAGCGGGCTACATGTATGCTTATATTATTGGCTTGACCCTCTGACCGATATCTGGAAGAGAGTCCCTGGCAACGGAGATTGGAGTGATGAGAAGCTGATTGAGCTGTTTGATATTGAAATTGATGAATGTCTGACAAAAATGGAAGAAAAGAAAAAATCATTTGTTTAGATAATACAACAGCAATTCGACCAAAGGAGTGGTTGATAAATTTTTTAAGATTAGGGAAGGGGGGAAAAGGGGGGAAAAGGGAAAAAAGGTTGACCTGGATACAAACACTTATAAAAATAAAGGAGAAAAGTTATGAAAAGAGTCGTAATGAAGAAGATAGGATTAATGTTTATAATATTAATATGTTTATTGGTGGGTTGTGGTGAGAACAAAAAAAGCGGAGGTGATAGTGGTTGGGGAAGCTCCTCTTCCGATACCGTAGAGGATGACATTGTTCCTCCTACGGCGAATGCAGGCCCCGATCAAACTGTATACATAGGAGTAGAGGTCATTCTAAACGGCAGTAAAAGCATTGATCCTGATGGAGAAGAATTAAATTATAAATGGGAAATGACATCTTTGCCGCCTGAAAGTTCAGTTTTATTATCTGATCCAAATAACATACTCCTTGTTTTTACTCCAGACGTGGTAGGAGAGTACATTGTAAGCCTTATTGTGAGTAATGGAAATACTGAAAGCTTAGTTGATGCAGTATTAATAGAAGCTACTGTAATACCACCGTTGAATGTGTATTCTCTGGATATATTTGGTAATATTGATGAATATTTAGGGTGCTGGTCTTGTGATGCCTCTGAATCAGAGTCAATCCACAATCCAGATGGCTTGTATGGCAGCGCATATGGTGTGTATTCGATTAGGAACAATTATGGGCAATATGGGAGTGAATACAGCTCAAGCTCTGCTTGCAATTCTTTTGCAACAAGTTCCCCATCTTTATATTACGGTGATCTTATTTTCAACGGAAGACTCTCTGTGAATATCTATAAGACAAATGGAATATGTAATCCAACTTCATATTATTACTCCAAAACTGATTGCTTAACATTAGGGGGTTATTGTTTCGCTGAATAATTGGAACTTTTTTTAAAAAAACTATTGACAACGAAAAACTTTTGTTTTATATTTAAATTATGAACGGCAAAAAAGTAATACTCAATATATTTTTTATGGCAGGGCCAACGGCCAAATTTATTGCTTTTTTGCCGATCGCTTTTTATTTGTCTTACCTTGCGCCCTGCCATTCTTTTTTTTCGACAAGGAGAGCCTATAAATGAAATTTGAAATCAAACACCGTTTTTCCGGCAACATTTTATTTTCCATAGAAACCGACAATTTTCGGCTGGCGATAGAGGCAGCCGTGAAAAGTGACGCAAACCTGAGAAACGCAGACCTGAGTGACGCAGACCTGAGTGACGCAAACCTGAGAAACGCAGACCTGAGTGACGCAGACCTGATAAACGCAAACCTGATAAACGCAAACCTGAGAAACGCAAACCTGAGAAACGCAAACCTGAGTGACGCAAAAAATTATAGCGAAAACCATGATTTTTTCTTTGAACTTATCCGCAGAAAAAAAAGAGAATCATTTTCCACAAAACAATGGGCCATAATGGGACAAATAGCTATCCACCGCCTATGTTGGGAATCAATCATGAAACCTGAAAATGCTTCCATCTTATCCGTCTTAGAAGAATTAGAAAAAGATGGATTCGGGGAGTATTTAAAAAAATTCAGAGAGGAAGCATAAAATGAGCGGAAAAACAACCAAAAGACTCAGAAGACAAGCATACCACCTGACAACCGACCTGGATGGAGGCATAATCAGGCTACCGTCTGGAGCGATGCGACATAAAAACGGCACTTACAAGCGAATTTATGTTGATTTGAAAAAAGGACACAAATAATGGAAATCTTAAAAAACAAGCCATGTATTAAATGCGGGAATAAATTTCATAAACCACTATCCGCAGATGACAACTGTATCTATGTTTGTACCATGTGCGGCAAAGAAATTGTCCCCCTTGGCCAAAGCGCTATACCTTCCCCCCAAGCGCTTACTCTCCCCACGGGAGAGGGTCAAGGGGGGCGTTATGAAAGGACAATAAAATGACTGACGCCATTAACAAATTCTACACACTGCAATTACCTTCAGATAAAGTAAAAAGTTTGAGGGACTCCCTTGAAACAATAGCAGGCATTAAAACAAGTGACGCTGAAGTAATGCGCCGTCAGGTGACTTCCATTTTGAAAGCAGATAAAAATGTAATCTTTGCGAAAAAACAAATCCATAACGCATTATCATTTATCTGCCTGACAAGCGAAGGCCCTGACGACTTAACACTACTGGATGCCTCACTAAAAGGCACCATCCACACAATACAGCTCAATGATGTCTATGGTTATCTCAAGAAGGGCGACATAAGTACAATCTCAGAAAAGACAGCCATCCCTGTTGGTGAAGTTTCCGAACTCATAGAAGAAATAAGCAGATACGAATTGCTTGAAGAGGAGAAAAAATAATATGTTTACAGTCCCAAATAAATACAGAGAACGAAATCATTCCCTCCTGAAGAGTGAAGATTCTGACGGGAATAATGGTTTTTTTGTAATGTCATATAACGGGTATGAAGTACGCTGTCAAGCGTCTGATGGTGGTGGCTGGGAGCATGTCTCTGTAACAATTAATAGCCCCCGTTGTCCTGGATGGGACATAATGTGTTTTGTGAAAGATACCTTTTGGAGCAAAGACGACTGTGTTGTTCAATTTCATCCTCCAGAAATGTTGTATGCAAATGATCATGAATACTGTTTGCATTTGTGGCGTCCGATAGGAAAAAAAATAGAACTGCCTCCGTCAATATTTGTAGGATTACAGCACCGGGTGACGGCATGACTGAAGGAGATGTTGACAAAATAATAGAGGAATCGGAACGGCTGATGGCTTTTAACGCTGATGTTGTTGGTGAACTGGCAAGACACGCAAAGGAACTGCACACCTCACTTAACCGCCAGGATAAAATAATTAGAATGCAATATGTCAACAGTCAGAAAGGATTATTTCATGAGTGATTTTGAAAACTCATACACATCAAAATGCCCCGATTGCGGCCAATTATATGCAGAGTGCGAAGGGCCCTGGTGTGATTGTCTCCAGGAGCTGGAGGAGGAGGATATTTAATGCTGGAATCCATACTAACGGCGAGCGACACAGAAAGGTGGGTAAAATTTGCAAATCAACCACATGATGAGAAATGGATAAAATTTGACGATTTGCGACTTGGTGATTTTAAAAAAGCAATCAAAATGTGCAAAGGTTGTGCTGTGACCATAGATGAAATGATGGAGATAGTACAAGATATTTCTACAAAATTCAACTTATCGCCTAAGGATAGCTTTGATCTGTTTAAATTTCATGGGAAAGATAAATTTTGATGATTAATAACTTATTAAAGGAACAAAAAAATGAGTAAAACAACAGCAAAATACAGTGGAAAAGATGCACGCGGAACAATATATGTTGATTGCGCAGAATGTGACAAGGGTGGTAATGGAAACGATAAAAACAAGTGTTCTTCTGGTGGGAAAATTAAAAAAGGGGATAAGAATATGTGTTTCTCAGGAACACTTATTGACGGATTAGTAATTAGCAGTGAGTGAATAAATTTAATTATTTTTAAAAGGAGATAAAAAATGGAAGAGAATAGTCAAGTACAACAGATGGAGAATGATCCAGAATGGCATGCAAAACAACTAGCGAAAAGCGGCTTCAGAATTGTTGAACTGAAGATAAAAAATTTCAAAAGAATAAAAGCCATTACCATTAAACCGGGTGATGAAAACACTGTCATTATCAGTGGCAAGAACGAGCAAGGGAAAACTTCTGTATTGGATGCCATCTTTGTAACTATTGGAGGTGGAGAAGCAAGAAAGGGGTTATTGCGGCCTATAAGGGACGGTCAAAAATCATCCAAGATAGAAATAGACATGGGAGATATGATTGTTACCCGCAGATGGACCGCAAACCACAAAACGTATATTACTGTTGAGAGCAAAGATAAACCCGGAAAGCCGCTTGAAAGCCCTCAAGCTGTCCTGGATAGTTTAATTGGAAATTTCAGTTTTGATCCTTTATCGTTTTCCAAAATGCCTGACAAAAAACAAAAAGACATTTTATTTGGCCTCGATAACATTGATTTTGACCTGGAAAAATGGGAAAAAGAACGGAATATTATTTTTGAAAATCGAAAAGACCTAAATAGAGATATTAAGAGTCTTAAAATTCAGATTAATGAAACGCCTCTACTACCAGTAGACACACCAGATGAAGAAACAAGCACAACTACTGTGCTATTAGAACAAGAAGAAGCACAGACGACCAAAACTGAGAACGATACAAAAAGGGAAAATCTGGAAGATGAACACGAAAACCGGAGAGGGCTAGATGAAAGGAAAAGGCTCAAGGAAGAGATAATCAAAGGCTTAAATGAGGAAATAGCAGAAATAAATTTATCAATTGTAACGAGCATAAACAAAATCAGAGTTTCAGAAGAAGAAGTTAAAAATCTTATTGACCCAGACATGGACAGTTTTTCCGAAAAACTCAAAAATTTGGAGATTATTAATGCAAATGTCCGAGAGAAGAAAAAAAGTGAAGTCTTCAAAAAAATGCTTTCCGAAAAGACAACCCAGAGTGAAGTTTTGACCGGAAACCTTGAGGTATTTGATGATAAAAAAACAGAAGCTATCAAAGCCGCCAAATTTCCGATTGAGGGCCTTTCTTTTGACGATGAGGGCGTAACCTACAAAGGCATTCCTTTTTGCCAGTGTTCGTCCTCTGAGAGGCTCAAAGTGTCGCTTTCAATGGCGATGGCCCTTAACCCTAAGCTCCGTGTATTACGTATTATGGATGGATCTCTGCTTGACTCTGCCAATATGCAAATTATTAAGGAAATGGTTAAAGATAATGGCTATCAGGTTTGGATTGAAAAAGTTGACGAAACCGGAAAAGTGGGGATTGTAATTGAAGACGGAGAGGTTCTTAAGCGCGAAGATCAGGAAGTTGCACGCAAAGCCGTAAAGACTGCGAAAGCAACGGACAGCTCAGCAGAAGGGGAAGAATCCACATGATCAAAGAATACAAACCGGGCATTTATGACAATATCTCAATCGCCGAGTATCACGGCGAAGGGATGAGACATATTGTTTCTAATACGCAATTGGGGCGACTGGATAAGTGTCCGGCGAATGTTCATGTCCCAATGAAAGATACACCGGCCATGCAGATAGGGAGGGCCGCACATACCTATGTCCTGGAAGGCGAAGAGACGTTTTTGAAAGAATATGCAGTTATACCGAAATGCACAAGAAGTTCCAAAATATGGGCAGGTCATCAGGCCGATAATTTGAAAAAAACTCTTATATTTGAGGGCGATTATGCCAATATTGTAAATATTAAAAATGCAGTTTTTTCCCATCCAACTGCAAGTGTATATTTACAAGACGGAAAGTCCGAACAAACAGTTATTTGGCAAGACAAAGAAACCGGCATTTTATGTAAATGCCGCCCAGATAGGAACCCAGGTAAGCAATATCGCTTGTTAGTTGATTTCAAAACGAGCAATGATGTTTCTGATTATGGCTTCAGAAGGTCAATCGACAAGTTTGGATATGCGAGGCAGGGCGCTTTTTATACGGAAGGGATTAGCAAGGCAACAAATGAAGAATTTAATGGCTTTGTTCTTGTTGCAACTGAGCCTACCCCTCCTCATAGAACAGAAGTCTATGTTATTGATCCAGACTACATACAGCGACAATCTAAAGAAGTCCACCGCCTATTGAGAATTGAAAAAGAATGCAGAGATAAAGGGTTTTATCCCCATTATCAAAATGCTGGCGCTACAGATGTATTTACACCTAATCATTTAAAAGATAATTAAAAAGAAAGGAAGGTTCGTATGAATCCAGAAATTTTAGAAGGGGAAGAATGTTCTTCAGTCGCACCCTTAGCGCAAAGCTCAGAAATAGACACACAAGTGTCAACTGCAAAAAGGTACCCCAGATCAATAAAGGTTTTCAGGTCAGAATGTCTTGATTTGGTCACTCTAACTGAAGAGGTTGCTCAGGATTGCATATACGCACTCCCAAGAGCCGGAAAGACCATTGAAGGTCCATCGGCCCGATTTGCTGAAATTATTGCTACCTCATGGGGGAACTGTCGTTCTGGCTCAAAGGTTTTAGGGGAGGATGGAGATTTTATCGTAGCTCAGGGAATGTTCTATGATCTTGAAAAAAACACAGCCATCCAATACGAGGTAAAGCGGAGAATTGTCGATAAAAACGGAAAAAAATTCAAACCGGACATGATAGGCGTTACTGCAAACGCCGCTTGTTCAATAGCACACAGGAATGCTGTATTGAAAGGTATCCCAAAAGCCCTATGGAATGACATGTATAAAGCGGCAAGACAAACGGTCATGGGAGACGCTAAGACTCTTTCTAATCGCAGGAGTGACGCAATTGTATATTTGCAGAAATTTGGCGCGACTCCTGAAATGATTTGCAAAAAACTTGAAGTCTCAGGAGTTGAAGACATCGGACTTGAAGAACTTCTTATCTTGAAAGGTCTGGCCACAGCAATAAAAGATGGTGAGACAACCGTTGAAATGGCTTTTTCCTCTGGTGTTGAAGACAAAAAAGGCGGCGCTAAAGATTTGGAAGAGCGCATGAAGGCAAATAAAAGTGAATCTTCCAAGAAAAAAACCACTGCAACTAAAGAGGAAACAGCCGTCCCTCCTCAAGACCCAGAAGCTAAGGTTCCAAAGAAGAAAGCCGAAGAGCTATTAATGGATGTTAGTAAAAATGGGACCAATGTCGCGAAAATGCTGGAAACACTTGGAATTGACGGAGAAAACGACATCAGGAATAAAGATTTGCCGCGCATTACGGAATACTGCAATGACGGGCTGTGATGGAATGGAAAAATTAACAATAGAAAGGAAAAAAATAATGGAAATTGAGAACAAAAAGATAGATATGGAAAATAATTATTTAGACAACGTGACTTATGTTCCTCCACATGTAAATGGAAACGCTGGACATAAAGATTGCAGGCAAGGCGTCATTGTTGATATGAGTGAGTCATTAAATATTGCGATTGTGAATGTTTTGTACTGCAAAGACAGAACAGTTCAAGCCACTAACCCTAAAGACTTGGTATGGGGATAAATATGATCACAACTATAAGAGTCTTCAAAGCACAACCAGCAGGGGATAAAGAAGTACCGGGAATTAATATTTCCATCAGCGAGGAGTATTCGCCTGACAATTCTCACATCACAGAAAAAAATGACTTTTTTGTGAAAGAAGCAAAGCTGATTTGTGACTCCCTGCATGAATCTTTGCCAGGAGGAACGTTTGACGCCCTGACTGTTGCGCTTTTAGATATAGTGCGTAGCCGGTTGGTGGTTAGGCATTAGAAAAAAATAGCTATGATTACACACAGGTTAAAAACAGATCAAGAAGTATTTCAATCAGTAGTGGATGGTTTCAAAAACTATGAAATCAGGTATAACGACAGGAATTTTAATGTAGGTGATGAATTATGGTTGAGGGAAACTGAATATACTGGTGAAGAGATGAAAAACGGGAAACCTCTTGAATATACAGGAAGGACAATGGAGGTTCAAGTAATTCACATTCTTAGAGGCCCGATATATGGGATTAAAGAAGGTTGGGTGATTATGACAATATGCGAAATATAATACAAATTGTATCCATGATGAATTGTGGGTAGATATTAACCCAGAACTTGTTTCTCCGGGGAAAGGGAATTATGTTTATTGTACGGTTTGAAAATGGGGGGCATCCTTGGT